GCAGCCGACATTTTAAAACTTGCGCTGTTGCGTTACGAAAATTTATAAAACAAAAACAAAAAAACCATGAATAAAATTAAAGCATTGAAAGAAGAGCGTGGACGCTTGCTCGGCGAGTTGTCTACCTTGCAAACCACCATCGAGAAGGAAGCCCGCTCTATGGCTGACAGTGAAACCAACCGCTTGACCGAAATTGAAGCCCGTCTGGGTGCGATTAAGGCAGAGGTAGAAACCTTGGAAAAGTTGCAAAACTTGGCCGCTCAGGCTGCTGGCCACTCTGCTAGCCGTAGCGAAGAGAAGGAAAAGGAAAACATGAAAGAACAGTACAGCTTTAAGCGTGCTATGGAAATGGCTATTACTGGCCGTCGCGAAGGTGTAGAGGCTGAGTTCAACTCTATGGCTGCTGCTGAGTTCCAGCGTTCTGGTGTTTCTGTTTCTGCTCACTCTATGAAAGTGCCTAGCGAAGTTTTCAAACGCGACATGTCTGTAACTGGCGGTACTTCAGGTTCTGAGGGTGGCGTGAATGTTCAAACATCAGTTGGTTCTATTATTGATGTATTGTTGCCTAAGACTGTATTGCGCGGTTTGGGCGTTCAGCAATTGTCAGGATTGGTTGGAAATTTGGACATGCCAACCGCTAGCACTGTGCCTTCTGCTGGTTGGAATACTGAGAACGGTTCTGCTACTGAAAAGAGCCCCGCCTTCTCTAAAATCACTTTCAGCCCTAAGCGCTTGGCTGCTTACATTCAAGTTTCTAACCAGTTAATGCTTCAGTCTTCTAACAGCATTGACACTTATGTAAGAAACTGGCTCCTTAATGCTATGGCTCAGTCTTTGGAAACTGCTGCTATTAAAGGCGGTGGTTCTAACGAGCCTACTGGTATTATTGCCAACGCTAATGTCAATGTAACTTTTGCAGGCGGCGCGACTTCTAACGCTACCAACGCTAACGGTATTGCTCCAGTTTGGGCCGATGTTGTTAACTTGATGAAAGCCGTAGAGAACGCTAACGGTGAGGGTGTTGCTTACTTGACTAACCCTAAAGTTAAAGCTGCTTTGCAGACTATTCCTCGCCAATCTTCTGGCGTAGAAGGTAACTTTATTTGGCCTGCTGGTGGTATGGACTTGAACGGCTACCCAGTTGCCACTTCTACTTTGGTTCCTAGCAACTTGTCTAAAGGTTCTAGCAGCACTTTGTCTGCTATGATTTTTGGTGACTTCTCGAAGATGGCCATTGGCTCTTGGGGTGGAATGGAACTCACAGTAGACCCATATAGTGGAGCTACTGCTGGTTTGACTAATGTTGTATTGAACGCTTACTTGGATTGTAACTTGTTGCAGCCTACTGCGTTTGCAGTTTGTAAGGACATTGTAGCCTAATAACTTGACTGCTCGGAGTCATTAAAGACCGAGTGCTAAGGGTGGCCTTGACTGCGCCACCCTTGGGCTAATATGAAAATTAAATTTATTGCTAACCCTTCTGGGCAGTTTAACCTTTCCTATAATGCAGGCGAGGAGGTAATTATGGAAACCAAGCAGGCCATGCTTTTAATTGAGGCAGGCGTAGCTATTGAAATACCCGTGCTTACTTCACCTAGCAAGCCAAGCAAAAAGGCTAAGCCAGTTAACCCAGAAACCGAACTAGACGCCGAATAAAAAATGTTTATTGCACGCCATTATACCGCCTTTACTAACGCCGCTACTGACTACATAACACTAGCAGAAACTAAGCAGCACCTGCGCGTTACAAGCAGCGCAGACGACACCTACATAGGCGGGCTTATTGCTATGGCTGTGGAGGCTTGCAGTAATTACCTTGGCTATTCTATTCGTAAGGCTACGGCACGCTATGGCTTTGACGGCTTTACGGGGCAGCCTGCGCTAGTTAACCCTCTTAACGGAACCAATATACCTAGCGGCAACTACTTGCGTTTAAACACGCGCTGCTTGTCTGTAACAAATGTTTACTACATTAGTGACAGCAACGCAATTACAGCCTACGACGCAGCAGACTGGATTGCTAGCCCTGAGCCTATGGGCCTATACAGTCGTAACATTTTTATAGAAACAGCGCCGACATTGGTAACAGACGACGGGATTAAATACATAGTAGAACTCACAGAGGGTTTTAACCCAGTTGGCACTTCTAGCGTAGACCCTGACACTATTTTCCCAATGACAATAAAGCACGCTGCACTTTTGTTAATTGCTCAGTATTACGACAATAGGCAGGCTATTGTAACCGGAACTATACAAAGCCCGTTAGAGTTTGGCTTTCATTATTTGTTGGACCCGTATAAAATCCAAGTGCTAGTATAATGAATGCAGGGGCTATGGATGTACTGGTGAGCCTACAAAGTTACACCGAGACAATAGACACGAACACGGGGGAGAAGTTGCAGACTTGGACCGAGTACGCTACGGCATGGGCTGAGCGCGTAGAAGCGCAGGCTGGTAATGAGAATGTAAACGCCGACCGAAGAGAGCATAAGCAAATAGTAAATTATACTATTCGGTATAATACCAGCGTGAGCGTCAAGCATAGAGTAGTAGAGGACGGCATAGCCCATAACATTGTTAACATAGCAAATTTACAGCGCAACCTATATTTGAAACTACAAACCGAAGTTACACTGTAATGGCTAGCGACAAAAACATAGAGGGAATGAGCGAAGTAATTAACGCGCTGGAGGCTATTGGTGTAGACATTAAAAGCCCTAAGTTGCAGAAGTTACTCCGCAAAAGTGCTGAGCCAATTATAGCAACGGCTAAAAGTTTAGTCCCAGTAAACACGGGAGACCTTCGCGACTCCATTGGTTTTATTACCACCAAAGACAGCACGAACTTAGACAAGACTTTAATAGGCTTGCGTAAAGAATACTATAACAATTACCTTGGCGTCATGTTTGAATATGGCACAGCGCCCCGCATTCAGTCTAACGGACGCTATACGGGAAGCCTAGCGCCTCGCCCATTTATGCGACCAGCCCTAGACAGAAACGCGTCTAATGTAACAGACGAAGTAATTAAAGGCGTAGACGGAATGCTGCGCGACTTAGCAAAGAAAAATAACTTAATATATAAATAACCATGGCAACTACTGGATTAGTAAACGGCACGCTTATTAGCATCTATAAAGATGTAGCAGGCACATTAACTAAAATCGCAAACGCGACATCTCACAGCATCGACATTTCAAAAGACATGATTGATGTTACTAACAAAGACAGCGCAGGCGCAAAAGAATTTATTGCGGGCGAGTACGGCTACACTTTAAATGTAGAGGGAATTTTTGAAGAGGACGCAAGCGTAAGCACGCAGGGCCAATCTTTTAAAGACCTTTTAACTGACTTGTTGGCGGGCACTTCTGTAACTGTTGTAATGACTACTAACAGCAGCGGCGACCAAAAATTAACTGGCGCTGCTTTTTTTAGCAGTTTGTCCTTAAGCGCTCCTAACAATGACAAAGCAACTTTTACTGGAACCTTGCAAGGTACTGGCGCTTTGACTATTGGAACTGTAACGCCTTAATACTTTTACATTATATTTGTGCCATGAGCACAGAAATTAAAATAGGGGGTGCTAGTCATCCCCTTTTGTTTAACATGAATAGCCTTAAAAATGTAATGCAGTTGGCTGGTATGGAAAACTTTGCAGACTTAAACATGCAAAAGGACTTAGCCAAGTCTATGGACTTTGCACTAGCCTGCGCATTTTACGGCATTGTTGAAGGCTACGAAGCCAAGGGCGAAAAAACACCGTTTAAAACTGTTGACAAATTAGGCGCAGCTATTCGGAAGTTTTCCGAGTTAGCCCCTGCACTTGACGCTTTTACTGCTGCGGTTACTGACTTCTTTTCTAGCGACGAGCCAGAGGGAAAGTAACAGCCAAGGGCGACAGCGCCCCGCTTACTTGGCGCAAAATTGAGCGCATCAGTTATGGAGAACTTGGACTAAGTGAGGCCGAGTTTTGGAAATGCACGCCCCACTTTTGGCGGTTAAAACTTGAGGGCATGCGGTCCGCGCAGACTCAAGAGTATAGGAACCAGTGGGAACTTATGCGCTGGGCGGTTGCTACTTCTATGGCACCACACTTAAAAAAACCAATAGAGCCAAAACGCTTGTTAACTTTTCCATGGGAGGAGCGCGACTATATTAGTATAGAGGAGGCAGTTAAGTTATATTCGCATGTCTTTGACAAGTTAACCCCAGACGCCAAAGCATGAGCGCCCCTATAAAAATAGCCTATAACATTCTTAGCAACTACGCGGGGCTTACTGCTCTTGTTAGTACACGCTTAAACCCCTTGCGCATTCCGCAAGAGTCTGCTTTTCCTGCAATAAGTTACAACCTTGTTAGCATAATTACTAGTCCTACGAATACTAGCCACAGCCGTACAGACTTTGCACGGGTGCAGGTTAATTCTTTTGGCACTACATTCGCAAGCGCTACGGCGGTCGCTGAGCAAGTGAGGGCAGCGTTTGAGGCTGCTACATTGCCAGCAACTTTTAACGGCGTTAAATGCCAAACAATAGAACTAGACAGCGAGGTACAGTTAACCGACGATGAAGCGGGCTTTGCTGGAGTTTACCAAGTTTCTCAGGACTTTATAATTAATTATACTAGGTAATGGCAAGGTCGTTAAACATTGTTATAGGTGCAGACATAGAGAAACTGCGCAAAGGTTTGCAGGAGGCTATTGTGGCTATTCAGTCAAGCGGCTCTAAAATGAGTGCAGAGACCGCAAAGGCTGCAACCGAAATAGAAAAGAAACTGGCTGCAATTTCAACTAAGAACCCAACGGCTGGAACTGTTAGGCAGTTAACCAACTTAGCCATGGAGGCTAGAGCCTTGGGGCCAGAGTTTCAAAATGTAGCCAATGACATTATAAAGCAAGCGGGTAGAATTAAAGACAGCATAGGCGACGCCCGCGCTGAGGTGTCCTACTTTGCTAGTGACACTAGAAGGCTAGACGCTGTTATAGGAACAGTGCAGGCGGTCGCTGGGGCGTATTCAGTTGTAGAAGGCGCCACTGCTTTAATGGGTGTAGAGAGTGAGAACCTAACCAAAACAATGGTTAAACTCCAAGCAGTTATGGCAGTTGTAACTGGCTTGCAGGAAATTCAAACCTTACTACAAGAGGAAAGCGCAGCCATGCAGGGCTTGCTTGCTTTGCGGACCACAGTGTTAACTGCTGCACAAACGGCTTACGCTAGCGCAGTAGGCACAGCCACGGGAGTGCAAAGGGCATTTAACCTAGCAATGGCAGCAGCGCCTTGGGCATTAGCAGCCACAGCATTAGCCGCTATTGTTATAGCAGTAGGTAACTACCAAGACAGAATAAAGAAAGCCGCAGAGCAGCAAAAGTTATTTAACGAAATAAATAGCGAAACTCAAAAGAATTTTGAAGAGGAAGTAAAGAGCGTAAGCGGTTTGTTAGCCGTAGTTAATAACCATAACGCTAGTATGGTAGAGCGCAAAAATGCGCTTGCTGAAATACAAAAAATTTACCCAGACTTTTTAGCTAACCAAAACCTAGACAAGGTCGGCAGCGAAGAGTTAAAAACTGCGACTACCAATTTAACAAACGAAATTTATAAGCAAGCCAAAGCCAAGGCTGCGTTTGCCAAGTTGCAGGAACTCAGCGCCAAAATGCTGGAATACGAACTAGGAAAACAGCAGGCTCAACTTTCTACGCAAGCCGAAATAAATAGACTCTATGCAAGCGGGGCAAGTCCTGCGCAAGTGCAGAAGTTTATAGAAAGCCAAAAGAATGTAGGCACAATAGCAGAACAAAACGCGGCTAAAATTCAGTCGCAAATTGACGCTATTATAAACATGAGTAACGCGCAGGGCCTAAGCCTTACGCCAGTTACTAAAGCCACTACTGCAATTAAAGAACAGACTAAGGCGGTAGAAGGTTTAACAACAGCACAAACAAACCAAGCCGCTGCGCGTACATTAGGCACTCCGCAGTTTGGTGCAGGCGCTCCAACTATTGAAGCCTTTGCCGCAGTCACTGGCCCAATGCAACAATATGCCCCAGTCCTAAAGCAAGCCACTGGCGAGCAGATTGCTATAATGAGCGACTACGAACAGAGAATGACAGAGGCAGCGGGCGCTATTAATAACGCTTTTAACAGCATGACAGCCGAAGGGGTTGAGGCATTCGGTGACATGATTGGCGGAATACTGAGCGGGCAAATTACTAGCTTTGACGACTTTGGCAAAGCCTTGCTGGGTTCTGTTGCTAAGTTTATGCGGGCCTTTGGTACTGCATTGATTGCAACGGCTACCGCGTCGAAAGCCTTTAAAGAGTTTATTTTAAAGCGGCCCGAAATTGGTATTGCAGCAGGTATAGCATTGGTAGCAGGCTCGGCAGCTATTAGCGGCATGCTTAAGAAAGGGCCACAGCCTACGGCATTCGCTGAGGGTGGAATTGTTAGCGGTCCTACATTGGGCTTAGTTGGTGAATACCCTAACGCTAGGAATAACCCAGAAGTTATAGCACCTTTAGACAAACTTAAAGGCATGCTAAAAACTGGAGACAATAGCAGCGGCTTTGTGGCAAGCACTACCATAGCAGGCCGAGACTTGGCAATAGTATTAGAGCGTTATAATAAAGACAGCAAACGGGGTTAATGGCACGCAAGTATTATGGCTCGTTTTTGAGCATCGAAAATATAGAGTACAGAGTAGAACTCTGGGACGGGGCCACTGGCTCAAGTGCTAACAACTTTGCAAGCCGCTACGCTACCAGAGTAACAGCAGCAGGAGGCTACCAAGAGGGCGCCAGTTGCTTACTAGAAAAGTTACTAGAACTAGAGGACTCCACAGAATTAACCCTAGCAGGCGACGGCTTTACTATTGAGCGCCAAGGTCAGGGTAATACTTATTATGAAAACTTTTGTAGGCCTAGTAGAATTTCGACTAACTGGGTAATGCCTAGCGACACTGTTAGAAATGCTTTTATAGCTATTGCCAACAGTCAAGAGA